ACGATACGTATCACGCCGCCATCATCCTGAGCAATGAGCCCCGAACCATTCAACCCGCCGTTAATCGCTGCGAGCAAGCCAGACATTGTGCCGTAGTTGGCGACCAGAGATATGGTATAGGTGATACCCTGCCAGGTCAGAGCAAAGGTCTGGCTGGTTGTCGTAAAGTCATACGTTGACGGCGAGGCACTGGCACGTAATACCGCAGTCGCTCCCCCTGTTCCCGGAACGGCGTCCTGGTGAGGGGTATACGTGGCGATCTGCAGGTCATAGTCAGTACCGTTAAACGTTAGGGTGACAGGCATTCCGCTGAATGGCGCAATCTCTGACACGACGTCGCCTGTCAGAACGTTAAAACCGCCCTCGATGGTTACCTGATAATTCACTGGCGCTTTCAGGGTGACAATTGCACCGGCGATCCAGCCAGGAGGAAGTTTATTCTCATCCTCGTCTTCATCATTATCATCATCGACATCGAGGCCAGAAAACGATACAGAGGCACCGCTGACGGTCATGGCATCAGCAACGATATCACTGGCTTCAGGGGCAGTCTGAGCCATATCTAGGCCGCTGCCGCTCGACGTTCCCCCAACTTCCGTTGAGTTGAACCATATCTCGCTGCGACGATCCCCGGCCACATTATCGCCGGGCCCATAGCTGGTATATGAAAAGCCCTCGCCTAAGGTCAGCGCCGGAGTTTCTCCTACCCGAAAATCTCCACCGGTATAGGAGAAACGCCCATATCCAAGGCAGACAAACATTTCTACCGTCATTCTGGTGGGATCCGCGGGGTCGAATCGCGTTACCGGCTGCACCAGGTAATCCGGGTAAATCCGGTTTCGCCCGAAAGCCTCCCTAACGGGATCGCCAAGCTTCGCTGTATTGGCTTTAGCCGGATTCAGATCCAGCGATGAAGCGTTACTGGATGAAAAGCCGCCCAGCTCTGGTTTTGGGGCAAAGAATAATGCATAGGCCGTAGACGCAATGGATACGGCCACCGAAACCCACGCGGCAATTTCAAGACCCGTGCCATAAGGAATGGGATATATCCGCACGTCACTGTCTGGCCGCAACAAACATAACGGCCATTCCACCGGGGGGACTGCCTGGCCGTTCAGCTCGATCACGACAGGATGAGTTTTATCCTGTGAATAGCTCGGGACATTTCTGCACATCCACTCATGCAGCGTCAGCACACCATGCTCGTGCGTTTCAAGGGGTTCACCCGGTAGCCGGGACGGGTAAAACTTTATCGTCATTGCCAGAACTCCACGCGGTTAAAGCGACGGATAAATCGCGACAGTGGCAGAAACGTAACCCCCGAGCCTGGATTACATTCCGCGACCTGCAGCTGGTTATCGAGCATTACAACGATCCCGACATGGGAAACTGTTGAGCCCGAATAGCAGGCCACTCCGGCACCTTCACAGGGGTCACAACGTTTCAGCGAAAGCATCAGCTTTCTCGCCTCCCGGTCGAGGCCCCCGCCGTCTTTGGTTACCCCGGCAAAATCCGGCCATTCAGGCAGCCCCAGGTCGCGACGTATCTCATTCACAATGCCGAAGCAGTCAAGTTTTGGAAAAGAGCGACCGCCCTTCAGCCAGGTGACTGAACGGTATTTATCAGGGTTAAACATATTTGCCTCAGGTTAGTAACGTAAGCCCGGATGCTCGGCGAGGTTGTAACGTTTACGGGGCCAGGCTGTTTTGAGGACATTCATATAGCCTGCCGTGACCTGAACTGCTGTCGGGGTCCAGGAGCCGGATTTGATATCGAGCGTATACGGTGATGATGCCGGAGCAGACAGATCGGATGAAATGTACCGCCGGAATGTCAGCGTGGCTGATTTCATTTCATCCAGGATTTTATCGATCGCCTCAGAAACCCGTCCGTCAATATTGCTGATAGCAAACTTTAAATCCTGTGTTCCGTCGGCGTTCCTGGCTGGTAAGGCGATATCTATCGCGCTGGCCTCAAACGTCACCGGTTGACCATTTTCCAGCGTCACTGAAACGTCATCCCAGCCACTGGTTAGCCAGTAGTTATCATCGCCTGCTGATATCTGCAGCGTATCGTGAATAACCTCCGATCCGCTGCTGGCATATAGTCGCTCAAGAATTGTCATGCTTCGGCCACTCTCTGTTTAGCGCAATATCCAGTAACGACTGGCCAGCCAGCCATTCCGGGTAATTCCCCCAGCCAGAAGGCGGTAAAGGGCGTTCCCATAATTCCAGCGTTGCGCTGTACTGCCAGTATTTTGGCGCGACCAGCGTCGGCCCTTCGTAAATATCCACGAACCTGGCTTTATAGGGCTTTACCCCGACTGGAGTCTGGAGTTTCAGATAGAACCAGGACTGGCCATCTTTAAGCGCATCCCTGAAAAACGCCTCAAACACCTGCGCCAGAGCATCAGTTTTAAAAATCCATTTAACCGATGCCTGGGTGGGTGTTGAGGTATATCGCCTTCGTTGTTGAGCGCGACCGGACGTCATCTCCGTTCGCAATAAAGGTGATATGGGCTTAAACCCGTACCCGTCCATAAGCGGCATGGGCAGGTATTCATCCGGGTAGAAAATATCTGCCATGAATATTCCCTCCGGGCAGGTCTATCTTGGTTTTTTAGATTGGAGATTTGAATAAATAGCCCGACCGAATTTCTTCTGGGGGTTATTTACTTCGGCGGTTAAGGTGTTAACTATCCGCTGTTCCAGAGCGTCATTCCTTCGCTCAATTGCCTGCATCGTTATGTCATCCGGTTTACCGGTGAACGTACTTCTGGCATCTACACTGACAGCAATTCGTGGCTGTGCCTGGATCCGGTTAGCAGCGTTCTGTACCGCCGGCGATTCCCGCCCAACAGCTTTGACCCCCAGCGAACCATCAGCGCCACGGGTAAGCGGCATGATGGCTTCCGGCCCGGCCTCGCCGAATACACCCGCCCCTTTCGCAAACGCAAAATATTGGGGAGTGCTGTAAACACCATTGCTGTAGGCAGAAAGTGACGGAGAATCGTAAACTCCTCCGAGAGCGTTGAATGAAAAATTAGCTCCCGCGCTTTGAATAGCGGTACCACTACTTACCGCACCGCTGGCACCGCCAAAAATACTACCGAACAACCCCCCAGCCCCACCGCCAAATGACGCCATAATCGCTTTGGTGATTAATGCCTGTGTTGCCATCTGGATCAGCGTCTTAATCACCGTTTCGCCCAGGGAGGAGAAAATATTCGACATCCCATCTTTAAAAGAAGCAGCGCCTGTCAGGACGTTTGTCAGGTTGTTGGAGATAGAGTTAGTGGTGGCATCCAGAATTTCGCTGGTTGCAGTGGCAGCCATTGAACTCAGATCAGAAGCCTGATCGGCATAGTTCATCAGGGAATCGCTGATCCCCGCGCGCCAGTCTGACTGCTGCTCATCGGTTTTTTTGTAGTAGTCCTCCTGAATCGCCAGGCGTTCAGCAAGCGCAGCCTGCAGTGCTTCCGTTTGCTGTTTGTACAGGTCCTCAGAAATTTCCCCTCGGCTGAAATCCCGCTGCAGGTCCCGCTGCTGTTTGAGAAAATCAGTGCGAATATCTGCCATTTCCTTCATGCGGTCGCGGGCCTTATCCCCCATCCCGGCACCAAGAAAATCAATATCCCCCCGGTCACGTGCAGCAGCATTACTGTCAGCCAGCCCCTCACGGAACGTTTTTAACTGTTCAGCAATGTTTTTCTGATCAATAAGCGCAGCATTGTGCAGGAGGGTTTCTTTTTTGGCTTGCTCAAGAGAGGCTAACTCCCCCTGCGTCACCTGATATTTCATTTTAGCCAGTTCGGTATTCTGGCTTCCCAGGGCAATTTGTTCCTGCTGCTGTTTAATAAGGCGCTTGTAAACGTCCTCCGTCTTTTCAGCCGCTTTAACCTCTTCGCTTTTTGGCGCTTTCCGGGTGGGCTTATTGGATTCATCGTTTTGCCATTTCGCCAACCCCTGATTAATAAACAGATCGCGGTTAGTCTTAAACTGAGGTTCATCCTTAAGCCCCAATTCGTCAGCGGCATAACCTAATCGGGCTCTCTCCCTTGCTTCTCCTTTAAGCTTTGATAGTTCAAGGTCCTGACGGCTTTTTTCCAGAGCATTGGCTTGCTGTGATGTTAAATCAGCCTGAGGCATTCGCATTGGCGCGTTAACCAATCCCTGCCGGGCCATCAGTAAATTATTTCCTAGCCCAAGGAGACGGTTAAATTCTGTATGCTGACCATTCATCATTATCAAAGATTGATAGGCAGCATTCTGTTCAGCGGCTTGCTGGCGAATAAGAACGACTCGACGATGCTCAATACCCTCAAGCACCCGTTGAATTTCCTGCGCTTTATCCTGCAGTTGCGTTAAACGCTCCTGCTCTACAGCCAATGATTCAGTTGCAGAGGCCAATCCTTTCGTTGCTGCCTCTACGCTTGTGAGGTGGTTTATCATAAAACCACCACTCGTAGTTGGCCCCCTGTTGGCGAGCATATATTGATACCCGGCGATATCTTCTTTTAACGCTTTAACCTTGCTAGATTGTTCCGATATAAGTCGATTTTGCTCTTTTAGTGATTTACGCGCCTTATCTTCGTTGTCAGAGGCCTCAGTTAGCGTCATCGTTTTAGATCTGTCGCTAACCTCCTGAATAGTGCTGGCGTACTCCTGAGCTGATTTACGGGCCTGTTCCTGATTCTGATAAACAGCGTACCATGCACCAGCCCCCAGCATAACTAACCCTGGTATACCACCGATCAGGCCAAGGGCGCCGCTCATCAACCGGGTGCCGACAGAGGTAACGCTGTTAAGGTTATTTTGGGCAGAGACCCGACCTGCAATATTACGACCAAGAGCGGACTGAGCCGCAGCCAATTTTCTTTCTGCAATAGCCTGTGCGTCGGCATTTTTTGCAGCCACAAGCCCAGCCTGAGCCCGCTCCAGAGCTGTTCGTGCTCGTACTTTTTCTGCAGCTGTCCCGGTGGCGAGGGCTGTAGTCAATCGACCCTGTGCCGCGGTAACCCTTGCTTCTGCGGCTGCAACCCTCTCCTGTTGTGCAGCCTGAACATCTGCACTTTTAGCACTCTGAAGGGCTTGCTGGGCGCGATAAACGGCGGCGCGGGAAGCAGCAACAGATGATTGCGCGGCTTTTTCCTGAGCGACTGCAAGAGCTACCTCAGATTTTGCCGCTGAGATAAGTGCGCCAGTAGCACTGCTTGCGCTGGTAACAATCCCGCCAAGATACCGTGCTAATCCAATCCCAACCAGACCACCTGCAGCGGTGGTAACCAGTGACATATTATCTGCTACGTCACTGAGGGCCCCGCTGACAGCAGAAGATGTAAGAGAATCCAGCGTACCTGCCAGCCCATCAAGACCGCCAGAAAGTGCGTCTGTTGCACCAGTCGCCTGGTTTACCCCACCGACCCATGCCATAAACGAGTTAGTGACTTTTTGCATTGAGCCGGACACTGTCGGCGGTAACGAGGAAAACTCCCCCTGTAACACACCTAACTGGCTGATTAATGCTGGTACGACTTTATCAATCGTGAGTTGCCCCTGGTCAGCCATCGCTTTAAGATCTTTTCGGGCAACCCCCATACCAGCAGCCAGGGCACGGATGACACGATCCCCAGCTTCGTTAACCGCGTTAAACTCTTCGCCACGCAAAACACCTTGAGCAAGCGCCTGGCTAAACTGGGTAATAACAGAACTGGATTCTTCTGTGCTTGCACCAGAGAGCTTAAGCCCCGTGGATACAGCCTCAGTGATTTTAAGCACTTCATCAGAGCTATAGCCAAATTCACGCATGGATGCAGCTGCGCGCGAAAATAGATTGGCGTTATCGGTAAAAGCCGTACCAGTACTTTGACTGATCGCCATTAAACGAGTCTGAGATAGAGTGAAATCGTTTGAGGAAACTGAGGCCTGTTTAAGCCTTGCGTTTACGGAGTTCCACTGGTCAGCAATTTGAACTAATTTACCAGTAGCAAACGCCGCTGCTGCTGCCGTAGCGGCCCGACCAGCAGAAGCAAATCCATCCGTTAATTCGGAAAGAGCCTTTTGGCTTTCCTTTGCTGCGACTGCGGCCTGACGACCACCATTCTGCATGGTTTTATAATAATCCTGCCCCATGCGTGAAGCGCGGGCAATCTCGGTCTGGAATGACTGAGAGTTAGCAGAAATTTTAATAATAAGTTCACGCAGGGTTGCCATTTTATTTTCTCCGGACGAAAAAAAACCTCGCCGAAGCGAAGTTTTTAATTAGGATGTTTCATTGTTGCTTGTTGTATATTTCACCCAGGACTTTCACAGCAGCGTTAAAGTATTTCATGTCCATTATGGTATCAATGGTTCGATTTGATGGGTCTTCAGTGTATCTGATCGTCAGTTTCGAATCTTTATTAATTGAGCTTATTATTTTTGTTGTGTCCTCTGGCGAAAAGTACCCACCAGCATCAGAAACAAAGGGCTTGTCTTTATTGACTCGAATGTATGACTTGCTCCCCATATAGCCCCCACCACCGACCACAATAGAATACCCATCATTTTTCTTATAGAGAACAAAATTTTTCTGACTTATTGCACAGGTTAGTTCATCATTCATGGAATCAACGCTACACATCAAGTCCCAATTTGATTGATGGTTATCCTTGCCAAGGTCTCCTATAGTACCTGAACCGCCCCAGTGATAAAATAAAACACTTGCATTATCAACCGCGGCCATTTCCTTAACGTAAACGGTAACTTTATTTTTATCGAACGCGTCAACTTCGAAATAACAAATCAATTTACTATCTTTAAAAACATGCTTTTCTCTAAAAAAATTCTCCTTAACCTCAAAGGTAGCGTTTTTTGAAATAGATACTTCGCCTTTGCTCGCATAAGAATTATAGTAAGCGGAGCAACTTAACTCTTTTATTTGAGGTTTGCTTCCCAGCCACGCAATATCCTTTTTAGATAACACTGACTCCGCATTTGAACTCAAACTAACGATTGATAGAAAAAGACAAAAGACAATCTTATAGACATTATAGGTTATCGGTTTTACTCCATTTTTTTTCATAAAACATCCTCATATTTAACAAATAATAGGATCCTATCATCTGTTGACGCCACAGGCACTATTTGTGTTTTTCACGCCTCAAAACCAGGCAGGTACATTTGAACCTCATCAACCACACGGGTGCGAACTGCCAAGAGTAGGCGTTTCCGTCCTCCCGCCCCCCATTTGCCCATACGGCTTGCGCACTGGCTCACTTCCTTGGTTTCGGTGTTTATCACATGGTCAATTTTATTTAAGCGGGCCATAGCATCAAAGCCCTGTCGAACAAGAGACTGAAAGGTTTGGTAAACCCGGATCTCAAACTCAGCACTGAGCCATGCGGCATAGCGTATTGCAACAATTTCCAGGGCCCATACACCTTGGTTTACGCCGCCGTTAATAACCTTAACTGGTTGATTTTCTTCCAGAGTGCATTTTTGCATTCTGGCTAAGGTTTGAACGAAATCTTTAACCTTTTTGGAGCGAAGGAACTGACTTGGTCCCTGATTTTCTTTGGCCTGACCACTGCCTACAGCGGAGGCGTGCAGATCATTCAGACTGTAACGTCCATAGTCATCAACACGAACTGAAACGCCGTTTACTGATACGGTTGGATATTTCATCGTATTTACCTTTCTGTGGTGCGAGCCTGTTCGCGTAGACATGGGCAGCCAAGAGCGGAACGATGATAACCACCGCCCTGTCTCAGACTCACACTACGGAAAGCTCTTGCTGGAAGATGCGCACGCGAATGCGCTTTAAATTGCAGATATAGAAAAGCCCCACGGTGAAGCGAGGCTGGAGATAATTCGATTTTATTCCGAAGCGGCGAGCAAAGCGGCTTCTAACCCGGCAAATGGATCGCCGCTGTCGCTTGCCTCATCTTCTTCTGTACTCCACTGAAGCTGAGCATCTTCAATGGTGACTTTACCGCCCTGCGCTCCGTAAACCGCAGATACCAGTTGAGCATTGAGAATATCGCCGCGAATATCGCCGATTGGGCTGATACGGTCATATTCAGCCCACATCCTGAATTCACCGACCGTCATGGTTTGTCGCAGTTCGCCCAGCGTGCGGCCCATCCGGAGCGCCAGCGCCATCAGGAACTGCATGCCAGGCATTTTTACTTTGCTTTAGCATCATCCGCGTCACGAATGAGATCAAGTGCCTGCTTCAACAGCCGGGAATGCACAGGGCCATAGATCGCTTCAACCTGTTCGGTGTCATCGACAGTAAAGACGGGCTGTAGATCGGTATCCAGCAAAATATCGATGAAAAGCGTGACGTCGGCCCGCATCGTGCGGAAGGCTCGTTCTGAAGGGGTCAGTTCTGGTGCCTCCTGGGGCTCCTGCCCTTCCGGTGGTTTGGGTGGTTCCGGGCTGGCAATGCCCTGCCAGCGGATCCAGGCTTCTGCTGATGGCTCACGAATGATGACTTTGGCGTTATCCCACTCCGGAACGGAGACTTCTTTTTTACGAAAGCCCGCCATCGGTGCCAGTGCCAGTGCTTTAAGACTCAGTTTTGACATTAAGTTTATCGCCGGTTTCCCGGCGCTCCATTAACTGATGGTGACGGTGTGGTCAGCAGAGGTGATAACGGTGCCATCGGCATCGGTAACCACGCAGGAATAAACCCCGGCATCACCGGATACAGCGCTGGCCTTATTAAACGTTGCGTTGGTCTGGCCGCTGACCGTCGAGGAACCCTTTTTCCAGACGTAGGTATAAGGTGCCGTACCTCCCTGAACGACCACGCCCATAGTCAGGGCGCTTCCTGCCGCGACCGTTTGGGACGCCGGAAGGTCTGTAGCAAAAGACAGGACTCCTGGGGCGTTAATATTGGAGGGTTTGCCTTTCAGACGCAGCGAGAACGTTGCAGCAACAACACCGTTGGTTTGAGAATCCCAGGTGTGCTGACGTACCTCAGCGCGCATCAGGAATCCATTACCAGACGGGAAAATAACCTTAAATCCATAAACCCCGTCGTTATCGTATGCTGCACGAAGTGCATCCTGCGCCGGGTTGCGGTAGAAGTTACCGGAAAGTGACATTTCAGACGGAGCAGGAAGGCCGTTGATATTTTCCGTTTCATCTGAACAC